GGAGCAGTGGGACGCCCTGGACCGGGACCGCGACCGCAAGAAGGCGAGGAGGGAGGAGAGGATGACTGAGGACCGTGAGCCGAGGGTGGCTGGGATGGATCTGGAAGAGGCCCGCAGGCAGATCGAGGAGATGCGCCATGACGAGGCCATCCAGAGCATGAAGATCAAAGCCCTCGCCCTCTGCGACGAGGTGGAGCGGCTGCGGCGGACCCAGAACATCGTCAGCGCCGCGCTTTCCGCTGCCGTCCAGGGTGAGGCCGACCCGGCGAAGCTGGTGCTGCTGGAGGCCAAGGACGCGGAGATCGCCTCCCTCCGCTCCGACCTGGAGTCGCAGGCGGTCGCCAGCAACGCCGAGATCCTGAAGCGCGGGCGGATGATCGAGCGGCTCAAGGCCCAGGGCTGGAGGGATCTCAGCACCTTCACGGAGTTGCGCAAGGTGCTGCGGGATGTGGAGTGGCAGCCCTGCCTGGACTCGCCGGTGGAACTGTGGAAGTGCGCGGAGTGCGGCGAGATCAAGCCGGAGCACGCCCCCGACTGCGCCCTTGCTGCTGCCCTCAGTCCCCCCCGCCCCTCGCCTCCAACCGCGCCAGACGCTCACTGATCGTCTGGAGCTCGGACTGGATCTTCTCCAGCTTCGGGTGCACGCCAGTGCTCGACTGCTCAATCAGGGCCAGCCGCGTCGAGTGGTCGTCCAGCCTGGACTCGTGGCCCCAGATGAAGCTGGAGATGGCTACCACGGCCACCGCGCTCAGCTTCATCAGCCAGTCCCAGAATCGGTGGGGCTTGAAGGACTCCCGGATCTTCTGGAACTCCGCGTGAACGAGGGCGGCGGTATCTGCATCGGTCATGGGAAGCGGAATCCGTGGCTGGAAGGGGCAAAGCAAATCCGATCGGGAATGCATGCCATTGTTTTGGGCTCCCTCTCGCTGCTTGACTCTACTCCGTCAGCACGCACCGAAAACATGGGAGGGATTCCGTCATGGCGGGCTTCAAGACCGACCCCATCGTCCTGATGGACCAGACGGGCGGCTTCACGACCGGCGACAACTTCAGCACCGCCGTCAGCGTCCCATCCATCAGGGGGGTCATCTACCTCAGTTGGACCAAGGGCGTGCCTGCCAACACGGCGGACATCTCGATCCAGGGCCAGGCCGCGACCGCAAGCGCGTGGTCCCAGCTCAAGACCCGCGGGAACGCCCAGCAGAACATTGTCTCCTCCGCCGCCAGCACGGATGGATGGTTCGCCCCGTGGGACTCCGGCTCCGGTGCCGCCGGCGCTCACCTGCTCCCCATGAGGACCGTCCGCGTCAACGTGAATCTCAACACCGGGAACGGCGACGGGGACACCCGATGCATCGTCGAGTTTCACCCCTTTTACGACTGATCTGAGGGGTAACGCCTGGAGCCGCCGATGGACGCGCCAAACCAGACCACCATGCCGGTCGCGGACCTGGTCAAGGCAAAGGCCCCATACAACCCAAGGCGCATCGAGGCGGCCGAGTATGCCCGTCTCCGGGACTCCGTCGAGCGGTGGGGGCTGGTAGACCCGGTCGTCTACAACGAGCGCACAGGCACCATCGTGGGCGGACACCAACGCATCGACGCCGCCGAATCCCTGGGCATCAAAACCGCACCCGTCGCCGTCGTGGACCTGTCCGAGAACGAGGAGCGCGCCCTCAACCTCGCCCTGAACAAGATCAGCGGCTCATGGGACTGGGACGCCCTGCGCGGGGTCATGGACACCATGGACCCGGAACTCCTCGCCGCGTCCGGGTTCTCCCCCGACGAGCTCAAGGCCCTCGACAAGGACGGGGACCTCCTCGAGCACGACCTGGCCGCCATCCGTGCCCAACTCAAGGACAAGCGCCAGGCCGAGGTCGTCAAAGGCAACACCGACCCTGACGCAGTGCCGGCCGACGTGGATACCTTCGTGGAGCCCGGCGACCTCTGGGTGCTGGGCGAGCACCGGCTGATCTGCGGGGACTGCACCGAGGCCCATACCGTCGAGCGCCTGCTGGACGGAGCCAGCCCGCGCCTCATGGTCACCGACCCGCCGTATGGGGTGGACTATGACGCGGCCTGGAGGCAGGAGGCGTCAGAGCGCGGTGACATCCACGGCGGCGCTAGGCGCCTTGGCACGGTCTCCAACGACGACCGCGCCGACTGGCGCGAGGCATGGGCTCTGTTCCCCGGAGACGTGGCGTACACCTGGTGCGCGGCGGGAGACCTATCCATTCGTGCCGGGCTCGCCCTCATCGAGTCCGGCTTTTCCATCCGCAACCAGATCATATGGAAGAAGGCCCACTTCCCCATCTCCCGAGGCCACTACACCTACCAGCACGAGGCCTGCTGGTATGCCGTCCGCAAGGGCAAGGGAGCGCACTGGACCGGCGACAAGTCCGCCTCGACCGTCTGGGAGATGAGCCTGGATGACAACGTGCGCGGCGGCCACTCCACGCAGAAGCCTGTCGAGGCCATGCGCACCCCCATCCACAACCATGACTCGCCAGAGGTCTACGAGCCCTTCCTCGGCTCCGGCACGACCATCATCGCCGCCGAGCAACTCGGACGCCGCTGCTACGCCATCGAGATCGACCCGCACTACTGCTCCGTCGCCATCCGACGCTGGGAGGAGTTCACCGGCAAGAAGGCCGAGCGAACTCAACAGGCCCCCGTACATGAGGAGGCCAATGCGTGAAAGCCGCGCAGTCCCGGACCAGGAAGCGGATCGCATTCGCCAGGCTCGCCCTGGCCCGTGGTCGCACACGCCGCGAGGTCCGGGACATGCTCATGGACGAGTTCAGCGTGCGGGCTACGGCAGCGCTCAAGACCATGCAGTTCGTGGACCTGGAGCTCGAGCGGGAATACAAGGCCAAGCGCCACCAGCGCGCATCCCAGCAGATGGGCAAGCTACTGCACGCCCAGCAACTCGCACTCAACGCCAAGAAGGGGCCGGACCTCCAGGCCCTCATCCAGATCATCCGCGAGCAGAACAAGCTCCTACAACTGCACCTGCCCGACCTGGACGACGGTGAGGTATGGGCGGCCCTGCCGATGGTGCTGAGGCCCCTGGAGGTAGCTCCTCGGGACTCGACCCCGACGCCTTCCAACGGTCACTCGAACGGGCGTCCGAGCGGGAATACTCCCTACTCCCGACCCAATGGGAGTTCGTGACCGATGAACACCGCTTCTCGCTCCTCGGCGGTGGGTACGGGTCAGCCAAGACCTGGGGGCTCATCTTCAAGGCGTTCGACGAGCTCAAGAAGCCGAACAACCGGGTCCTCATCGGCCGCAGACACCTCCCCGACCTACGCAACACCAGCATGGTGGACTTCTTCGAGCTCCTCCCGCCTGAGTGGCTCCAGCACTACAACAAGTCCGAGCTGCGCGGCGTCCTCAAGAACGGGTCCACCTTCCTCTTCCGACCCTGCGACGACGCCAAGGCCCTCGGTTCCTACACCCTTGGAGCCTTCGCCATCGACGAGGCTGCTCAGGTCCCCGAGCAGTCCTGGGACATGCTCTGCTCTCGTCTGCGCCACGGGGCTGTCGATGGCCACAAGGGCTTTGCTGTCTCCAACCCCGATGGCCCCGCGCACTACCTCGCCAAGCGCTTCGTGGACCCTGCCACGCGCCGCCTGCGCCACGCCTACTTTAACTCCGACTCACGGGACAACGTCTTCACGCCCCAGGACTACCGCGACACCCTCGTGGAGTCCTACTCGGGCAAGGATCTCGAGCGCTTCGTCGGAGGTGCCTGGATCGCCCCCGAGGGCCGGATCTGGTGGCAGCTCGACCGGGCGCGCAACGTCATCCCCCACCCTGACATCCAGGGGCGCTTTTGGACCATTGACCGCTCCATCGACTTCGGCTTCCACCATGACTTCGTGTGCCTGTGGACGGCCTGGGACGAAGAGGTCACGCCCATGCGCGGGATCGTGCTGCGGGAATACTTCGCCAACCACCGCACCCTCGAGGAGCACGCCACCTCCATCCGCGAGGTCGATGACGAGCTGCGCATGGCCGGCTGGCAGGGCGAGTTCGGCAAGACCTGGTCGGACCACGACGAGCAGGACAGGCACGAGCTCGAGAACCTCCGGGATGGGCGCATCCGCATCCGCACCACTCCCGCCAAGAAGGCGCGCGTCCCCGGGATGCGCTGCGTCAACGCGGCCTTCCACCAGTGCTGCGAGGACGGCTGGCCACGCCTACTCATCTCCGACCGATGCCCGAAGCTCATCCAGCAGGCAGAGTCCTACGCACGGCCCGAGAACGCCACCAAGGAGGACGCCGTCGTCGAGTTCGACTCGAAGGGCGCGTCCATCGTTGATGGCTGTGACGCGCTCAGGTACGAGGTCCACTCGCGCATCGGCTCGACCTTCCGGCGTGAGGTCGGATACCAGGCCGGGATGCCAGAGCATCAGCGGCGCATCTTGTACGAGGTCAAGCGGCAACGGTACGCCGCCCGCAGGTAACCCCAGGAGCCATTGATGGACACGAAGCAGGACGACGGGAAGAAAAAGGGGCTGGACGACAAGGTGGAGGTCAAGGGGACGGTGGTCGCCGTCCTGACCGACGTCAACACGGGCAAGAAGCGCATCCACGTCGCCAGGAACATCGTCACCAACGCGGGCGACCTCTTCTACGCCGAGCGCGCCGTCAAGACATCCATCCCCACCAACTTCGTGGACGGGTCGGGTGACTTCGACGGGATCATGGCGCTGGCCAATGGTGCATCCACCGCCCCCGGCAAGGGAAACGACTTCGACGACCTCGTGGGCCAGGTGGGGGTCGATAAGGCCATGGACGCCACCTACCCGAAGGTCAACGACGGAGACGCGGACAACACGGGCGCCGGTACAGACATCGTCACATACCTCGTCTCCTACCTCGCCAGCGAGGTCAACGGGGCCAGCATCGACGACGTGATAATCACCAACCCCACCCAGGGCGCGGCCGAGCCGATTCTGATGCACTCCGAGTTCGCCGCCCCATTCACCAAGACCAGCGCAGACACCCTCAAGGTATTCGTCAATCATCAGCTCAACGGAGTCTGAGCCATGCCCATCACCGACCCACGAGCCGTCACCTTCTCGAACGACTACGTCCGCCCTGTCGCCGAGGCACTGCGGGATCTGAACGCAGCCATGCGGGACATGGACAAGCGTTGGAACGACGGCACCATCGCAGGGATCTTCACCGGGGCCAACTTGACCCTGAAACTGCGCGACGGGGGCAGGGGCAGGTCTGTGCTCACTGGTGCCGATGTCACAAATCTCCAGTCCCAGGTGCAGGGCCTGATCGCATTATTCGATGGTCCAGGGGTGCTGGATGTGATCCAAAAGCCTGTGGTCCGACCGCTGATCCTTCGCCTGAACCTCTGACATGCCTACCAGCAACACGGTCTACTTCTCAGCGACTGCCGCACGCGGCGGCGGCTCGACTCCCGTTGACACCAACGACGGGCGCGATCGCTGGGGGTGGTCTGGGACGTTCGCGTTTACCACCAGCACCAAGACGCTGAACCTCGCCAGTGCGTGGACGACCTACACCTTCACGGCCGGGGATCAAATCTACATCGCGGGCGGCACCGGGGTGACGGCGGGACTCTACACCATCGCCTCCAAGACGGACGCCAGCAACATTGTCTTGACCGAGGACATCGGTGGCACTGACCCAGCTGATGTGACCACCTCCAACGGTGCCTTCATTACGCTGGACAAGGCCACCAAGGCACTCGCCGCAGACGAAGACGAAGCGCGGATCTGCGCGGACGGGACCTACTCCCCGACCGGACCCGCCGGGTTCACGGCAGCCGCCGTCGCTGGCGAGGTATGGACGCTGCGTGGCGTGGGGGCGAGTGGCGTCCCGTTCACCGATGGATCGATGGCGACCGTCAGCGGCGCGTCGATCACTCCCACGGCGGACATCCTGGTTTTTGACCAGAACTTTATCCACGTGCGGCTGATGAACCTGCGACTCACGGCAGGCGTGTCAGACGCTATTGATATCCCCAATACCTCCGGCATCTTTGCGATCAACTGCCGCTTCGACAACAGCGTCGGCCAGGGCATCCGACAGAGCAACGGCAACGCCCGGATGCGCCTCTGGTTCTGTGAGATTGACAACAACGAGCGCGGCCTCGGCGGGGTTAGCTTCGGTCTCTTTACTGGTTGCTCATTCCACGACAACACGAACTTTTCCATCGCCGGAGGGACAAGCGGCAACTACAGCACTCCGGTATTTGATCGCTGCATCTTCTACAGCGAGGCGACCGCCATCCATTGGGGCATCTCCACCAACCACAGCTTGAACGCTCCCGTCGTCCGTAACTGCGTCTTCTTCAATTGCATCACGGGGTACAACAACGATGGCTCCGCCGGGTTCATCGCCGCGATGTACAACAACATCTTCCGAAGCTGCACCAACGCCATCGACATCAACGCCGGGGACTGGGAACACACCAGCGTCTTGTTCGACTACAACTGCTTCAGCGGCAACACGACCGATATTGACGTGAACGGCGGAGTGCCGCCCGGCGACAACAACGTCACAGCGTTGCCGCGCTTCACCAACGAGACCGCAGGCTCCGAGGACTTCACTCTCCGCACCGGCAGCCCTTGCATCGGCACTGGGTTCGGCCAGGCATTCCCGTTCTCTGGTGCCGGAGAAGTGGTGGGCACTGGTCAAGCCGTAGACATGGGGCCGTTCGAGCGGTCCACCCAGCTCGGCCTTTCGAAGTCCACAGAGGTAGGAGGTTCCATGAGAAGGCTCCCTTGGCAACAGGCCCCCACCGTCATGTTCTACTTGGTGGCAGCCGTGGATGGCCGCACGCCTACGGCGGGGAAGTCGGCCGCGTTGGACATCACCATCAGCAAGAACGGGGCGGCGTTTGCTGACCCGAGTGCGGGCAACCCGACCATCACCGACCGCTCGAACGGGTGGTACAGCTTCCCGCTCCTGGCCGCTGATGTAGACACGCTCGGCACACTAGCTGTGCGGATCCAGGACACGGCCGACCCGGACACGGTGGGCGAGGTTGCCATGTTGTTCGATGTGGTTCCCGAGCCGCAGTTCGTCACCGGGTCTGCGGAGGCGACACCTTCCGCCACGGTCACCCAGACCGATCTCGCAGAGGCCACCGACGACCACTACAACGACGCTTTCCTCCAGTTTGTCAACGGCGTCAACATCGGTGCCGTGCGCAAGATTACCGACTACACCGGGGCCACGGGGACACTCACCCACGACGCCTTCCCTGCTGGCGCGACGGCAGGCGACGAGTTCGTGATCGTCAACAGGTAGACGCATGGGACTACTCCTCCTCAGCACACCCGCAGCAGGAGGCGGCCTGGCGCTGGTCAAGGTCATCGACGACACCGTGCAGGTTGTCGAGGGCGTCGAGCAGCACAGGACCATCGTACAGGTGGTGGACGAGGTGCAGCAGGTCGCTGAGTCTGTCGAGCAACACCGCGCGATTGTCCAAGTGGTCGATGAAATAGAGACCGTCGCCGAGGCCACCCCGCTCAACCCCAGGGGGATGGTGCGGGTCGTCGATGAGGCCGAGCGCCTGATTGAGTCGCTCGTCACGGAGCCCGACCTGTCCGTCCCAGCCGACCCTCTCGAGGGTCTGACCATCAGCCTCCGCGTCAAGCGCGGCATCACCCGCAGCCTCGCCGTGCAGCGCTCGGTGGTCCTGGAGTTGGAGGTGGATGCCACCGTGACCCACTCACTCGAACTATCCAAGGAGGTCGTCTGACATGCCACTCCGCGCAGGCGCCATCGGCGTCAACGTCACCGTCATCTTCATGCAAGGCGGGTCGGTGCTGGACATATCCGGCGCGACCACCAAGCAGATCAAGATCCGCCAGCCGGACGGGACGCTGCTCACCAAGGCAGGTGCGTTTGTCACGGACGGCACCAATGGTGAGTTGACCTGGTTGACCACTGCTGGCTCGGATCTCGTCTCCGGGCCGCACAAGGTCCAGGGGTACGCCATCACGCCAGCCTGGACCGACCACACCGAGATCGGGGAGTTCCCGGTCGATGCGAACCTTTCCTGAGAGGCTCTGACCGATGCCACACACCATCGACCCCACCAGCATCGACCTCCGATCCCTCATGCGGGTGCATCCGCTCTGGCTCTCCCGGAAGGACGACTGGACGACCATCGAGGCCCTGCGCACCAAACGCATGGACTTCCGGCACTACATCCCCAAGGGGCCAATCGAGGACCCGACCGACTACGCCACACGCATCAAGATGACCCGGTTTGTGCCCGAGTCCACCGCCGCCCGCAACCGTGCAGTCGGCGCGGTCTTCGACACCAGCCCCAACCGGGACGAGGTGCCGCAGCAGCTGCGCGACTGGTCGAAGTCCGTGGACCGATCCCGCCGCACGCTGGAGCACTGGCTGGAGATCAAGGCCGTCCCCATCACCTTCGACTTCGGCGCCTGCCATGTCCTGGTGGATCGCCCGAAGCTGCCCGAGGGTGCGCCCCGACCGGAGAGCCAGGCCGACGAAGAGGACTTGGGCATCCGCGACCCGTTCCTGGCGGCCTACACGCCCCTGGCCGTGCGCAACTGGGCCGTGGACGACCGGGGAGCGCTCCAATGGGTGCTGATCGTCGAGGACGGCTCGGAGGCGGATACGAGCCTTGGGGCGCGCTCCCCTGTGCGCACCTACCGGCTCTTCGACCAGACCCACTGGCACATCTGGAAGACCAAGCCTGCCGACTCCGGCAAGAACACGCTGCACGCCACCTCGTGGGATGACAACGGCGAGCCCGACGAACGATCCATGAAGTCCGAGATGCTCATCACCGGCAGCCAGTTCAGCGACCAGCACGGCAGCCCCGGCACCGTTCCCCTCGCCTGCCTCATGGCCGACCCGGATGTGGAGATCGTGGGGAGGTCTCTGATCGAGGCCGCGGTGGAGCTCGACCTCAAGCGCCTGGGCCTGGAGTCGGACCAGTTCTGGGACCTCTGGAACCACGCCCATCCCCTGCTCTACCTCCGCGCCAAGGCCCCGCCGTCCGAGTTGCAGCTGGGGACCACGAAGTTCGTCCACCTCGACCCGGAGTTCAACGAGGAGGTGGGCTACGCCTCCCCGCCGGCCGAGGCGTTCCAGGCCCGGGAGCGGGCAATCGCCCAGGTGCTCTCCGACACCTACCGCCACACCGGCGTCGATCCCCTCGGCGTGCTGACCCAGGGCGCAGAGCCCACCGAGGCCAGCGGAGTGGCGCGCGCCTGGTCCTACAAGACCTCCGAAGGCCGACACATCTCCCGGCTCAGGGATCGCGTCGAGGAGGGTGAGAATCGGATCTACCAGATCGTGGCGCTGTTCCTGGCCACGGCGATGACCGAGCCGAACCCCGCGAAGTGGCCCAACGAGTTCGACACGGAGACGACTGCCGAGACCCTGGAGAACGCCGCCTCGGCCAAGTCCCTGCTCCGCCTCTCCCCCACTGCCACCCGCATCCTGACCAAGCGCGTGGCCAGTCGCGCGCTCGGGGAACTCACCCTGGAGCAGCGCGTGACCATCGAAGGAGAAATCGACTCAGCCAGCGACGAAGAACTAGTGCCATCGTTTTCACACCAACCAGTTGGCATGTTTGGAAGTGAGGAGGAGACCCAGTGAACGATCCGAACGCGGCGGCGACCGTGAATGGCCAACAGGGGGCCATGACCCCTGAACAGCTCAAAGCGCTTTCCACTGATCTGCTGACCACTCTGCGGAGCGACATCAACGCTGCCATCACCACTCGACTCGGTGGGCGCGGCGACGAAGAACTCCGGGC